ATTAAAGAATTAAAACAAGCAGGAAAAAAAGATATTATAATTCAAATAAAAAGATAATGGCAATTAGTTATATTCAAACACCGCAACTTTGGACACCGATAAATAATGATATGATTTATTACGTTCAAACAAATAGTGTTATTTCGGTTCTTTATTTAGAAATTCATGTTCAATCTACAATGATTGGTCGTGTTAAGCTGGTCGTGAATGACGAAGGCTTTGCATATTGCGATGTTAAACAATTTTTGTATTCCTTTATAAAGAACGAACAAATGTTCTTTGAATACGACGTATTTTGGAACGCACTAAACGATTTAAGTTATTATGTGAACTATCAGATCAAATGCTTTGAAACTATTGGTGGAACGGCTTACAATGATTCAGTGAAGTATGCCTTTAATGGTCAAGTATCTTTTGTTGATTTTGTTGAATATAACCAACCTGAATTTACAACTACCGACTTAGATACTAAGTTTTTAACGAGTTCACCACGAATATTGACAAGCGATTATGATCGTACTAACTTTTTGAGTTATATCAACGGCACAGAACCAGCAACTAAAGTACTGGTAAAACTTTATGAATCAAATGCAAGTATTCCGACTGCCGTTTATGAATTTGCTATTCCTGATTTAACTGCTTTAGCTGGAATTATTGCAATAAGTAAAGAAGCGTTTGGCTCTGACTTTATTTATTGGGAAGATGTTAGTGAAGCATGGGAAACAGTCGCTTCAACATGGGAAACTTTAGGTGGTTATTTAATTAATCCTTATGTAACTGCTATTGAAATTACTTTGATTGATGACATAGGCACTGAAGTTTCGGAAACGTTTAGATTTAATTATGATAGTTATTGTTCTAAGTACGAAAAGACGAATGTTTATTGGCAGAACTCACTTGGTGGTTTTGATTCCTATACTTTTAATTTAGTTAAACGTAATAGATACGATATTGATCGCAAAAATATACAATCATATCCTTACAACTTTACGAATGTAGGATATTCACAACATACGAATAATGTTTTCAACTTATCAAATCAAAACTATTTTAGTAATTACACCGAAGGCGTTATTCTTAATTCACGATTATTGAGCGACGAAGAACACGAATGGTTTTTTGAATTGATTAAAGCACATTCTATATACGTAGAACAAAAAATAAATAACGTGACATATTACGTGCCAGCGACGATCAAAGACACGACTTACCAACCTAAACAACACAAGGTCGACGGATTGCAAAACGTACAAATAGAACTTCAATACTCATACGACAATATAAAGATTACTAAATAATGGCTACACAACGTACACAGATATATTTTGAAGGTGTTGCATTAGACTTAGATAAAAACGTTGATGTAGATTTTACGTATTCAATCACAGACATAGCTGATTTTGAAAGACGCACCACCACATTTTCAAAAACGATTTACATTCCTGGAACTGGTCATAATAACTTTTTATTAGGCACGTACTTTGATTTAAATATTTCAAATCCATTTGATCCTTTAGAAAATAATATCGGTGTTAATTTCAACCCATTAAAAAAAGCATTTGCAAAAGTCACGCTTGACAATGTTGAAATATTTGCAGGTGTTTTAAGGCTCTTAGAGATAAAATTTATCAATGGTGAACTAATATACGAGTGTGCATTATTTGGCTCGCTCACAGGCTTGTTTAGTGCATTAGGTGAGCAATTACTTACCGATTTAGATTTAGATGATTTAACGCACGATTATAATATTGCAAATATCAAAGCAACGTGGGATAATGTGTCAGACAAGTATATTTATCCTTTAGCGATGTATGGATTAGGAACAACACCGACAGATGATTCATATTCGGTATTTAATTTTAGACCAGCGATAAAAGTAAAAGAATTATTTGATCGTATAATTACACAAAACGGATATACATATAATGATACTTTATTTGATACTAATAATTTAGACAAGCTAATTTTATTAAATAACGAAGAAAGCTTAACTTCTTATGGTGGTCAAATTGCAGATGTTACTTTTGATTATAACATATTTGATTTTACTGATCCATTTTCACCACCGACAAGCACTTTTTATTTTAATACCGCAATCGCTTCAGGTGTTTTAGCAATTGATGAAACTACTGGTGGTCTTTCACGTATTAAAAACATATCAGCAGGTAATATATCTATTACTTTTAATTTAACTTTTGATTACAATACTAACCTTGACGCTGGTGAAAGTATTTCAATTGTTGCAAGTCAAAGAAATGACGCTTCAATAGGTACTGAAATTGCAACGTTTGAAAATCAAATATTTAGTTTCTTTCCTGGCACTGGCTCGTTTAATAGTGCGTTCACTGTTACACTTGCACCGAATGATGGGCTTAATTTTCTTGCAAAAACAAACGCATTTTCGCCACCGATTTTCATGATTGAATTTTTTGATACTTCACGATTATCGGTTGGTGGTATTGATGACACGAAGAAAACAAATTTAATTTATGGTAGTGAAATCACTGGTCGCTCAATCGTCCCCGAAGGTGTACGGCAATCAGATTTTATAAAGTCAATAATCAATATGTTAAATCTGTATATTGAAAGCGATCCACAAAACGAGTTTGATTTAAGATTTACACCATACCCAGAATTTTATTCAGATACTATAATTGATTGGACAAGCAAAATGTCTTTGCGTGACGGAGTTACAATTAAACCGCCTTCAGAGTTTTTGCCTTTAAAATATTCATTCAATTATAAAAATGATGTTGATTATTATTCAAAATTTTATTTAGCAAAGTACGCAAATAATTACGGAAATTATTCACACCCGACAGGTACAGAATTTAGCAGAGAAGATAATACAACAGAATTAATATTAAGCATTTGTCCACTTATAAAGAATGATTTCAATAATCGTGTTTATTCAGCAATGTTTGATCTGAATCAAAACGGAACATATAAGCAAATACGTACAAATCCAAAGATTGCTTTTTATGGTGGTGTTAAAGGAACTTCAAGCTATACAATAAAAAATGGTGCAACTACATTAACAACCGAAACTGAATATCCGTATGCTGGTCATATTTTAGATTTGGATTCGCCTTCAGATGGATCGCTTTGGGATTTAGCGTTTGCTGCACCGAGTGAAATTTATTTTGATTTAGCGGTATATCCAGCCGAAAATTTATTTCAACAATACTATCTTGATTTTATGACTACTAAAACTAATAAAGACGCTAAGTTGGTTACTTTATATTTATTATTAAATACAGTAGATGTTATGAAGTTAGATTTTAAGGATATAATCAGAGTTCAAAACGGAACATATTACTTGAATAAAATTGATGGATATAATCCATTAAGTAATTCATTGACAAAAGTTGAATTAATTAAAATACCATAATGGCGACAGAAGAAATTGCGTTTAAGATAACGACCGATAGTAGTCAGACCGAAAAATCTGTAAAGTCCATAAAGACAGAACTTCGTGAAGCGACACAAGAAGCTTTAAATTTGTCACGCAAGTTTGGTGATTCATCTAAAGAAGCTATTCAAGCACAACAAAAAGTCGCTAATTTAAAAGACGAAGTTGGTGATTTTCGTGATCGTGTTGAAGCATTAAATCCAGACGCTAAGTTTAAAGCATTTTCACAAACGTTGCAAGGTGTTGCAGGTGGGTTTGCTGGGTTGCAAGGTGCAGTAGGTTTATTTGGAACTGAATCTGCTGAACTTGAAAAGCAACTATTAAAAGTTCAAAGTGCATTAGCTTTGTCCGAAGGTTTAAATAGTGTACTTGCTTCAAAAGATGCATTTAGAAGTCTTGCCGTTGTTATAAAAACAAATGTAGTTTCGGCATTTAAAACAATGCGAGGTGCCTTAATAGCTACAGGTATTGGTGCTGCAGTTGTTGCGGTTGGTTTACTTATTGCAAACTTCGATGAAGTTAAAAAGGTTGTTTTAAACTTCATTCCTGGACTTGCTAAAGTTGGTGAATTTATTGGTAAATTAGTTGAAAAAGTTACTGATTTTGTAGGTATCACTTCAAAAGCTGAACGTGCTTATGATTCACTTGCGAAAACTAATAAAAATGCGAATGAAGAAATAAAGCGTCGTATTGATCTATTATCTGCACAAGGCGGTAAAGAAGCAGAGATTGCAGAATTATCAAAACGACAAGCCGAAAATGAACTTAATACTTTACGTGCAAAACTTGCTGATAAAGGCAAATTAAACGAAGAAGAATTAAAACAATTTAAAGATTTAAAAAATCAAAAAGCGGTAATTGATGCCGAAGAAGCAAAGCGAATAAAAGACGAACAAACAAAAAGTGCTGAAGATGCAAAAAAGAAACGTGAAGAAGATAAAAAAACGGCAGAAGAAGCAGAAGCAAAAAGGCTTGAAAAATTAGGTGCAATTCGTGTAAAAGAATTTGAAGCGAAAAAAGCAGATGAAGCACAAAAGGATTTATTAGCAAAGAATTTAATTGATAAAAATAAACTTGCCGAAGATGAACTTTTAAAACGTGCTTTAAATACTAAACTTTTTGATTCGACGACTACCGAACAAACAGAACTTAGAAAACAAAGAGCAGCTTATGAAACTAATAAAATTGTTGAAGAATTAGACGCTTCGAGATTAAGGATTAAACAAGAAAAAGCACAAGGCGAAATTCAACTACTTTTTGCAGTTTCAAACGCTGCAGGACAGGTTGCTGATTTACTCGGAAAAGAAAGTCAAGCTGGTAAAGCGGTTGCGGTTGCACAAGCTTTAATTAATACTTATTTAGGTATTACGGCAGGTGTGAAGTTGGGATTCCCAGCTGCTATTCCAGCCGTTCTCGCTGCTTCGGTCACAGGTTTTAAGGCAGTCAAAAGTATAATGGCAGTAAACATTCCTGGCGGTGGTGGTGGCGGTTCGATGCCTTCGGGTGCTTCAAGTCCAGCTTCATTTGCTACCGCTATGACTGCACCAATTCAATCGGGCGTGAATGTTCAACAAACGGCATTAACTCCAAATGGTAATGGTGTAAACTTACAAAATCAAACAGTTATAAAAGCGTATGTTGTTGAAAGCGATATTACAGATAGTCAAGACAGAATAAATAAAATCAAGGCAGCAGCCACAATCTAAAAAAATATGGATTTACCAATTTATAAATTAGTTATCAGTTCGGACATGTCCGACGATTCAGAAGTTGATTATATCGCTTTAGTTGATCGACCAGCTATTCAGAAAAACTTTTTAGCGTTTAATGAACGTTTAAAGTTTGAAGTGATAAGTGAAGATAAACAAATATTATCTGGTGCTTTGATGTTGGCAGATGTTCCGATATATCGCAATAATGAAGAATTTGGTGAACATTACGTGGTATTCGATGCGGAAACTATTCAGCAGATAGCAGAAAAGTTCTTTAAGCGTGGTTATCAATCAAACGTTAATGAAATGCACGACGCAAATAAAGCCGTTCAAGGCGTTACAATGTTTGAATCATGGTTAGTTAATCACGCAATGGGCAAGATGCCTATAAAAGGCTTTGAAGATGCAAAAGACGGATCGTGGTTCGGTAGTTATAAAGTTGATAACGCCGAAGTATGGGCAAAAGTAAAATCAGGTGAATTTCAAGGTTTTAGTGTTGAAGGCATTTTCGGCTATTCAGACATTATTAAAAAAGAAGATGATGTCATGATTGAAAAGATAAAAGAAATTTTAAGATCGGCTGGTATTTAAGATGCAATAAATTAAATCAAATATATATTATTATTATTAATCAAAAATTATGAAGGCAAAAGAAGCATTAGAACAAATCAAAAGTTTGTTGTTTGCAGACGAAGCGGTTGTAGTTGATGAAGTGGTTACTGAATTTGCTGAAGGCGTTTTAGTCGACGGCACAATCATTAAATTCGACAAGTTAGAAGTCGGTGGAATGGTTTCGGTAGTAACTTCGGAAGGCGAAATTCCTGCACCAGTTGGCGAACACGAACTCGAAGACGGAACTGTAATCGTAATTACAGAAGCTGGTGTGATTTCAGAAGTTAAACTTGTTGAAATGGAAGAAGAAGTTGTTGTTGAAGAAGAAATGGCAGTTGAGCCAGTTAATTACGATTCAAAGTTTGAAGAAATTAACCAACTTTACAATAGTAAATTTTCAGAAGTTGAAGCAAAAATTGAATTTTTGAATGACATCACAAAAAAGATTGTTGAATTTATGGATGCATTTGCAAAAGTAGAATCAGCGGTTGAAACACAGAAGCCAAAGAATACGTTTTTGGCTCATAACAAAGTATCTAAAGCAGATGCTTTTAAAAATTTACAAAATATTTTTCAAACAATTAAAAACTAAAAGACTATGGCTTTAGATTTAACTGGTTTAACCAACTATGTAAAAGAGAATGAGCAACAACTTGCAACCGCTCTTGTATTTGCCCCAAAGACTGCTCAAATAATTGAAGCAGCTGGAAATGTTCAGGTAGGTATCAAATCCTCTGAAAAAATTAACTTAATGGCTACCGATGCAGTTTTTCAAGCTGGTGGCACTTGTGGTTTTTCTTCAAGCGGTACGACTGCTTTCACGCAACGTTCACTTGCACCTGGAAAAATTAAAATCAATGAATCAATTTGCCCTAAATCATTTGAAGCTAAATATACTCAAAAGGCTTTGCGTGCTGGATCAATGTATGATTATATGCCGTTTGCTGACGAATATTCTGCAAAGAAAATAGAAGTTATCGGTGCAGCTTTAGAAACTTCACTTTGGCAAGGCGACACTGGTTCTGGTGATGCACAACTAAACAAGTTCGACGGATTGTTGAAATTGATCGCACCTGCTGGTGTACCAGTTGCTGGTGTTGTTGATGGTAACGTTGCAAACGTTGCTGCTTTGACAAGCGGAACTATCATAGCTGCAGTCGATGCGGTTTACGCTGCTATTCCTGCTTCAATCGTTGCAAATGGTGATGTTGCTATATTCTTAGGAATGGATGCTTTCAGACTTTACACAATCGCTCTAAAGGATGCTAACTTATTTCATCACGCTGCCGAAGCAGTTGATTTTGAATTGGTTATTCCTGGAACAAGCGTTAAGTTGATCGCAGTTAATGGATTGAACGGAACTGATAAATTGATCGGAACTCGTATTTCAAACCTTTATCTAGGTGTTGACTTGCTTAACGAAGAAGAAAGATTTGAATTGTTCTATGCTAAAGAAGCTGATGAAATGCGTTTCGTTGCTGAATTTAAAATGGGTGTTCAATATGCATTCCCAACCGAAATTGTTTACTGGCAAGAAGGTGGTGTTGCTTAATTTAATCTAATATTTAAACCAAAGAGGGTAGGTGGATAAACTGCCTACCCTTTTTTAATACTCAAAAATATGGCGTGTGCATTAACTCAGGGATATGTCTTAGACTGCAAAGATTCACTTGGTGGATTGAAAGCAGTTTTATTCATTGAAGCTGGTAACGTGACAACAGTAACTGAAACCGCTGGGGTTGTTACTGCGATCACTTTAGCAGCTACAAAGTTTTTTTATAAGTACGAACTTGTAAAAGAAACTTCATCGTTTACCGAAACCATTACGGCTTCAATTCAAAATGGTACTATATTTTACGCACAAGAATTAAGCGTGATCTTAAATAAGCTTCAATCAAATACAAGAAATGAAATTCTTCTTTTGGCTCAAAATAGTTTGATCGCTATCGCTGAAGATAAGAATGGTAAATATTGGATGCTTGGTAAGGTTGGTGGTTTAGACATCACAGGCGGAACTTCTGCTTCTGGTGTTGCAACTGGTGATCGTAGCGGTTACGAACTTACATTCGGTGGTCAAGAATCTGCACTTGCACCTGAAGTATCTTCAGGAATCATTGCTGCTTTGTTAGACTAATTTAATAAGTGGGTAGGGTTTAAAATCCCCACCCACTTTTTAAATTTATTCCAGCTTCGCCAAACGAAGTTTTATTTTCTTTGTATTCAAGATGTAGATCATGCATCATATCAAGAATACTTTCATCTTCTTTCAATAAAGTTTCTTCCAAAAAAGTAGCGTATTTACTTTTTAACTGACCAAAATACCTTGTTGTAATTAATGCGTTATAAACTTCTTCCTTAGTTTCTGAATTTGGCAAATCGTTAAACTTTTTAACGTAATCTGCGTGAATCTTATCCCAAATCATGCTCAAATAAATTATAAAGGTCTAAAAAAGAAACATTTTGATAATCAGCTAAAATAAGTTGTAAATTATAAACAGTTTTATAAGTTAGATCGTCAATAAATTTATTTTTTTTTAAGTCATTAATTATATATTCAATAGTCTTTGGATAACTTAAAGCTTCGTGATTTAACTTTTCAAGATGCTTAGATTTCAAGCGTTCAAATAATGTTTTCATTTGCTTCGATTTTTTTAAAATTTTTCATAATCCAATCAATTAAAAGTGCAAATAATAGAGCTGCTATTATTGGTGAAGCACAGAATAAAAATACAATTAAATCCATAATTTTTTTGTTTAGTGTTCAACAAAAGTAATATGATTAATCAATACTTTTGTCATAAAATTGTCATAAAGTGTAATAATTTAAAAACATTTTTTATGATGTTTTGATGATAGTTTCAGCATAGTTTCACCATACTTTCACTAAACTTTAGTGAAACGTTGGAGGTTTTTCAAAATAAAACGCAGAAAATAATTTTGTAACTTATTGATATTTAAACTATTATAAAAAATGTAACGCATTCAGAATGTGTTCGTAACGCTTGTAAAGTAAAGTAAAGTAAATAGAATATATATATATGTGTTTTTTGTACTTAAAATTTATATTTATAATTAATGATACTACTTGAAAAAGGAACTGTAAAAGAAATGATTTTATCGCTTGGAGTTCTTGCGATTGAAAACCCTATATACCTTTTTGAATTTGTGAATGACATACGAAATGATCTTGTAACTTTTCAAGCAATAAACACAAGTTTATATATTGATAGATATTCAGAATTTCAAATAACAGTAAATGATTATTTTTTAAATGAGACCGAAGGGTTTTGGACTTACAAAGTTTTTGAATATCAAGTCGATCCGTTAATCAAAAATTTATTAGAAATCGGTAAAATGAAATTAATCGATCAAGCATTTGCATTCACTTCGTACAATGGTCAACCAGAAAACTTTATAACATACAATTAATGGCAACACTTACAGGCGAATTAATATCGGAAACATACGACGCACTTTTAAAAGTAACTGATAATAGTGTAATCACTGGCGTTAAAAAACGAATAACCGACGGATTTGGTAATTCAACACCTTTGCTTCTTTCTTCAACTGATTTAGAAGTTGATGGAAATTTTATTTTATCGGCTTCAACAAATGCTGCAAGTGACACCGATAAGTTCTTAGTTTTAGACACTACAACTGTTAAATACAGAACTGGTAGTCAATTACGTACCGATATAGGTGCAGGAACAGTCAATAGCGTTGGTTTAAGCGTACCACCTGCCTTTAGTGTGGCTAATAGTCCTGTTACAACTTCGGGTACATTGGCAGTATCGGCAGCAGGAAATGCAACCCAATATATTCGAGGTGATGGCGAACTTGCTACACTACCATCAGGTGGAGGTGGTGGTTCTTCGGTTAATTACTATATGAATGGTTCGGTTGCTGCAAGTGTCGCAACCTATAAACAGATGGCTAATACTGCCGTTATTGGTACAGGTACAAACTTTCCATTGGTTGGCAATGGTTTAATTGCTCAATTTTTAACAGATTCGGGAAATCCAAATAAACTATTAATACCATCAGGAGCATGGAATTTTGAGATGTTTTTTAGTGTATCATCAAGTGGTGGCTCACAAAAGTTTTATGTTGAATTGTTAAAGTATAATGGGGCTACATTCACAAGCATAGCCAATTCATCCGTAGTACCCGAAGCGATTACAGGAGGTACAGCTATTGACTTATATTTAACTTCGTTAGCAGTCCCCGAAACTGTTTTATTAACAACTGATAGGTTAGCGGTCAGAGTATATATCGTTGATTCATCGGGAGGTAGAACAACTACACTACACACAGAGAATAGCCATTTAAGTTTAGCAATTACAACCTTTTCAGGTGGCATATCGGCATTAAATGGATTGACTGCGAACACTCAATATTTTGCGGTTGGTAGTACGGGTACTGATTTTAATATTTCAAGCGTTACAGATACACACACATTTAATATTCCGAGTGCAAGTGCAAGTAATAGAGGTTTAATTACCACAGGAACACAAACGATTGCAGGGGCTAAAACATTGACAGGTTCATTGGTCGGAACATCTGGAAGTTTTGCAAGTATCAGTGCAATTTCTGCCGATGGAATAGCTGGTAATATTTCTAATAATTCAACTTCATTTTCAGCTTTACAGGTTGCAAATTTAGGTTCTGGTAATATAACACAATTTTCAAATAGTGGTGGAATTGTAGCAAGTATTGGGAATGCAGGTGCAATCACAGGTACTTCAATAGTAAAATCAGGAGGAACATCATCTCAATTTTTAAAAGCAGATGGTAGTGTTGATACGAGTGCATATTTAACTTCGCTATCAGGAGCAGTTTTGACTACGACTAATCAGAGTGTAGCAGGGGTTAAGACGTTTACGGATATTATTACAGCACAACCAACAACTGGAACTGCAATTCAAGCAATTTCAACATCTTCAAACGCTATTCAGGTTACTTCGACAACAGGTAATGGTGTAGATGCAGGTGCTACTACTGGACAAGCAATCAGAGGTACATCTTCAGGAATAAGCGGAATAGGAATATCTGGTCAATCAACTGGAGTTGGTGGTATAGCTGGTTATTTTGTTGGTTCGTCGGATGCTGCTTATTCTTTATATGCAACTGCTTCGGGTGCTACAACTACTGCATTTTATGGAATGTCAAATTCTGCAAGTTTTGCAACCATGAGATTGACTCAATCAGGAGCAGGTAATATTGCTTTATTTGATAACACAAGCGGTACAGTTGCTACTATAACAAATGCAGGTGGATTAACATTAGCAGGAGCACTAACAGGAACAAGTGCCACGTTCAGTGGAAAAATTACTTTCTCAGCCAATTCAGGGGCAACAGCATCAGGTCAAATAGGTAGGGATGCAACGTATGGAATGTTTCAATGGGCATCATCGGGTACAACAAATGATTGGACAGTATTTGGAGTAGGAGGTGCTTATATTATGCACGTTCCAACAGGCACAGTTAATACTGTTTTTGGGGGGAATACTACATCAACGGCAATAGCTAATATTACAAGTTCGGATGGAGGTGGTAAACAACTAAGATTCATTGGCGGGGTAACCACTTATAACGGACTGATTGCTAATAATGAAAACTATGCTAATACTATAGAAATAACAGCAAGTTCAGCAGTAGGCACAACTACATTTAATAGAAATATAGCAAAGTTCAATCTTAGTGATTTAAGTGTTACGTTTAGCAATTTAGCAGGTACAGGAAGTAGAGCAGTTTTAGCAGACGCAAGTGGTGTTTTATCTGCACCAGTTTCAGACATATCAGTCAAAGAAAATATTAAACCTATCGGATATGGATTAGCCGAAATAGTTAAAATGAATCCTGTTTGGTTTGATTTCATTGATGGGTATAAAAATTATGGCAGGGGAAGACAGAATGGTAATATAGCACAGGAAATGAAAGTAATAATACCCGAAGCAGTATTCGTAACTCCTTCAACTGGAAAAATGGGTATCAATTACGACCAACTACACGCTATTTATATTAAGGCAATTCAAGAACTTGAAGCACGTATTAAAATTTTAGAAGCTAATTAATGAAAATCAGAGTTTTAGACACCGAATTAAAAGTTGGTAATATTCGTAGAAAAATCAATTCGGTAAATATACTTAGTTTCAAATATTCTTTTTTTTGCGAAGGTGCTGATATTATTTGTCAGATATACGACGATAAAAATTGTATTTGTTTTGAAGAAAATATATTTATAAAAAAAGAGATATTAAAAAATTTAGGAAATAATGATCAAGCAATAATTAATGAACTTTTAATTCGATTAGGTTTAAAAGAATATAACATTAATGAACAAGGCGATAAAAAAATAAAAAAATGAATAGTAATTTAATAGCGATTAACTTTTCGGAATATTCCCAGCCTAAATTCGAGGAAAAAAAGAATCAAGATTGGGTATCTTATGGTGCTGATAATAGATTTCCTTTGCATTTACTTTCTTTGCTTAATACTTCGGCAAAACATAACGCAATCGTTAATGGTAAAGCTAATTACATCGCTGGTCATGGAATTGTATTTGATGACGATTCAAAGCAATACTTAGTTGACAAGCCTATCAATAGATCAAAGGAAACAATTAACGACATCTTAGATAAAATTACTTTAGATATTGAAACCTTTGGAGGTTGTTATCTCGAAATAATATACAATCAATTTGGTGATGCCGTTTCTTTATACCATATTGATTACGCAAAAGTCAGGTCAAATGCTGATAATACTTTTTTTTACATTAGTGAAGAATGGGCAACAAAAGCAAAACCGACAGATATTCAAGGCATAGCAGCTTTTAATCCCGAAAATCCGACTGGTAAGCAAATAATTTACTTAAAAGAATATAGACCAGGAGTTAATACGTATACGCTTCCAACGTATCAAGGTGCTTTAAACTATATTGAACTTGATGTTGCAGTTTCCGAATTTCATTTGAATGCTATTCATAACGGAATGATGCCTTCAAAGATGTTATCTTTTAATAATGGCATACCGACCGAAGAAGAACAACGTAAAATTGAGCGTCAAGTAAAAGATAAGTTTAGTGGTGAAAAGAACGCTGGTAAATTTATTATTAACTTTAACAACGATCCTGCAAAAGCACCGACTGTAATTGACTTATCGGCTTCAGACTTAGACAAGCAGTTTGATATGTTGAATAAGACTATACAACAAGAAATATTTAGCGGTCATCGTATTACTTCAGCTTCTTTATTTGGTATCTCACAAGAAGGTGCTTTAGGTGGTCGTACTGAAATGCGTGACGCTTATGAGATATTCCAAAACACTTATGTAAACGGAAAACAATTATTCATTGAACGCTGGTTAGCTTACATTTTACCTTTGTTTGGAATTGAAGATGAATTTCACATTAAACCTACCGAACCGATAGGCTTTGAATTTAGCGAAGCAATCATTTCGGCTAATATGACACAAGATGAAATTCGTGAAAAGCTTGGATTACCTATTTTAGAAAGCAAGACCGAATCTTCACAACAAGATGTTATTAACGGCATAAATGCTTTAAGTCCTTTAGTAGCTAATAAGGTACTTGAATCAATGACACCGAATGAAATACGTGCATTGATAGGCTTAACACCTAAACAAGAAGGCGAAGTATTACCAGATGCAACTTCACAACAATTTAGTCAAGACGATGACGATTTTGCTATTAGTGTTTTTTCTGATTTTGGCGATGATAAAAGCAATTACAATGTTATCAAATCTCGAAAAGTTCAATTCGATGAAAACTTTGAGCCGATTGCACATCAAGATTTTGCAGAAATAGACATAATAATCACAAATGTACAGTCTGGCATTCTTGATTTATTGCAGAAAAATCCATTAACCACTGTTGATGATATGGTGACCGCTTTAAAAGTTGATAAACAGGTTGTTTTAGGCTCGCTGGCGACACTTGAATCAAACAAGCTTATAAGTATTAAACCGTTCAATGATAATGGTTCTGAAGTCATATCTCGTGAAATAACAGACGAAGGTAAAAAGCAGAAATCAGCACGTAGACCGATAGCAGATATTCAAATTAAATACAGTTATGAAGTAAGTCCAGGATTAGGTGCAGCAATCATTCCAACAACAAGGGCATTTTGTGAAAATCTAATAACTTTAGATCGTATTTATTCACGCAAAGAAATACAAAACATTAGTCAAAGATTAGGATATTCCGTATGGCAAAGGCGTGGTGGTTTTTATCATAATCCACGAACAGGCGTAACAACACCATATTGCAGACATCGTTGGGTAGAACAAGTAGTAATTAAAAGAGCATGAGTTTAAATATTTTATTCATAAGCGAAACCACGCTAAAAGATAGGTCATTGCTTCAAGACAATG